AGGTAAATATCTTTGATTTCCTTTATCAATTAAAAATTCATCAAATATTAATAATGTTATATTAGGATATGAAATTGATTTCTTATTACTTGCTGTTGATAGTGTAAATCCATAACCACATATATCCTGTTCTGTCCATTTTTCATTAGGGTCAGATGGTTTTAATCTACAATAAAAGTATTTAGAATCAGTTTTAAATTCATAATCAGGATATTTATATTCTATATCTTTAAAAAACTGAATCATTGGTTCTTTTAAATCATCCTTATACCTTCTTATATAACCAAATTGTTCTCGTTTCTTTATAAAATTATCAATACCTAATTCTTTAGCTCCAAAAGATTTACCACCACCACGATTACCAACAATAATATTAATTAATGTGTTATGTGTTAATGTTCTTTTACAATCCCAAAACATTGAGGTATCTATTTTATTTTTCATTATAACCATCTCCAAATTAAAAGAGAGATAAAACTAATTTATTTAGTAGGTAACCAACCCAATATCTACTATGTAGCTCTTCACCATTGGTCATAATAGATTCCTAAATATGAAAACTAGTATTATCTCTCTATATTTATTTTATACTCTTTTTATAGTAAAGTCAATTTCAGATAATACAACACCACCCGGTACAATCTTTGGCTGTTTCTTACCTTTATAAGAAGCTCCAATATTAAAATTATCAAAATTAACATATTTATGACAATCTGTTGGCATACCGGCTACTGTAATTTTAAGTTTATAAAATCCTTTAGAATCCTTTGAATATAGATAATCAAATTCACCTTTTATACCTTTTAAATAATCATCTTCATCAATTATTTCTTTTTCAATATAACACTTTTGACGTAAAAACTTAGCTGATATAAATTTAGATTCATTATCCCAAGCTCCTAATTTAGTAGGGTGAATATCTAACTCACAATTCTTTAAAAATTCTTCTTCATCCTCACCATTTAAAACTATATGTAAACTATCAGTATCAGCATATACAAATTGAGCTTTAGATAATCCTTTTCTATTATTATCCATAACTCTTTGTGCTGATGTTATAGTCTTTTTTCTTGCATAACTTGTTATAAAACTAGCCATAGCAATATAAATTCCATTCTTTATTTCAGCTTTACCATCTTTATAATGTATTTCATTATCTTCAGCTAAATAAGGAATTTTACTTCTAACTCTTGTATCTGTTCCAAATTTACCGTATAATGAATTTAAAAATAACTTTGATATTAAGTACAAGCCATGATTTCCATCCTTCTTGGCTTGTATTTTATTATTTGACCATTTATCTATATAATCAGTAAATAATCCCTTTGTAGCTTTAAATTTCCATCCTGATATATATTCTAAATTATATACATCATACTGTTCTAAAAATAACTCTAAATCAACACTATTTAAACATAACACTACTTCTGTATCACCTGATGTTGTTAAATATTCATTAGCTCTAAAACTATAACCATATTTAATTTGTATTGTTGGTATTTTACCTTCTTTTAATTCAAATTGACATCTAATCATTTGTGTATATATTGGATAAATAGGGTCACGTTCATATTTACCATTAAAATATATTGGTGTTCCAAATGGAAGCATACATTCTCGCATACAACTTGGATAAAGGCTATTTACATCTAATACAATACCTTTTCCAACAACTTTTTCAGAATAATCAGGATTCAAATAAGTAAATCCTCCTCTATAAGATTGTTTTACATCATCATGATATTTTGGTGTTGGAAAATATCTATCAAAATTCCTTTTCTTTATTATCTTTTTATACTCACTTAATGCACATGAACCTATAGTCATTTTATTTAGACCCTGTGAATAAAAATACTCAATAGCATGAGCTACAATCTGTACATCATGTTTAATATATTCTTCTTCTTCAGGTGTTAATGGTGAACCAATAGGTAAATTATTATGTGAATCATAATCTATTTTTAATTTTGATATAGGTAGTTTAAAAGATTTAGCTATTGAATCAACAGATAATGGTATTAATTTTAAAGAATCTTGAAAAATAACTTTATTTACTTTTTTACCTTTCTTTTCAAATATAACCTCTACCTGATAAAATAAACCTTTATCACTAATTAAAGTATTAAATGTTTTACTTTTCTTTTGTTCAGGCTCTGTTGTATGCTCATATCCATTCTTAAATAACCAATTCATTATGAATTGTGAATCGAATTTTAAATTATGAAAAAATACTGTATCATTTTCTTTTCTTTTAATATTCCATTCCATAAATTCATCAATAGTTGTTCCAATAATTACATCCTCTTTATTTCCTACTTCACATATAGCAAAAGCCCAAACTCTACAATCCTCAATATTAGTTGTTGTTTCAAAGTCAGCAACAAAACTACCCATATCATCACCCTATTTTAAAACTTTATTTGCTATAATCTGTTTACTATTTAGTTCTTTATTCTCAACATTCCATGTTGTTCTTAATGAGCTTATATACTCACTTTCTAGTTCACTATTAGGATATAAAAATTCAAATGTTCCACCTTCTTGATTAAATATATTTAAAAATTCTTTTATATCCATATGTTCTATTTTATCAATTATATCTTTAATATCAGATTCATTATAATTTTGTTTTAAACCTGTTATATAATTATCTCTAACTTGATAATCTCTTTTAGTAAAATAATCACTTTGTGATTGTATTAAAATACTTTGCCATCTCTTTTTTAAATCAGTATTTCCCATAGTTCTATAAAATGCTGTCATTGGCTGTAGAGCAACTTCTTCAGCTCTCCCCATACCTAATTGACCTCTAGTATATCCTAAAGATTCACCTCTTGATGTCATTTCAGTATTTTGTATTTCTTCTAATCTTGATTTCCTTCTACGATTAATAATACCTATTCTTCGGTTCATTTCTGTACGTTGCCAATGAGTTGTTTGTAAATTATATTCTGTATCAGGAATTGTTACTATTTCTTCAGCTCCACGTTTGGAAAATCTTTTTAAAGCATTTAATTCTCTATGTAAATCCTGTCTAGTATTAATGAGTTCTTTTAATTGTTTAGCACTAATCTTTTCAGGTAATAAATTAGCTATTTCAGGATTCTTTTTAGCAACTCTATTTATTTTAGAATTAAAGTTCCTGACAGCTCTATTTATTTCTTCTGTATCTTGTTCTGACCATCTAATTTTATGGTATTTAGACATTCAATAAACCCTTCTTTAGTTTCAATTAAAAATCCTCTTTTTTCAATACTAGAATAAAGTTTTAAATCACATAACTTTTCATTAATAATAATAAATCCAAATCTTTTAGATAATGATGTACTGATACTATCCCTATTAGATAATAACTTGTTTTCAAAGTTTTCTTTATATAAATTTGATGAAAATTTATATTTTACATAACTATCCTTCTCATATTTTACTTTTACCTCATAAGGTGATAATTTTAAATTATAAGCTATTCCATTTCTAGTTAGCATATTAAACCTCCTGTTAATTAAAATAAACTCTTATATATGGTCTTTTTTCTTCTTTCTTATCTCCATAGAATCCAACTAGCTTTTCTTTATCATTAGTTGTTCCTGATAAATATCTTGTATCTTGTTTAGATACATTTTCCCATAAATCAGCTACTTCTATATCTTGATTACCTTCATCATTTAATGAATATACCCTAATATCAGGTTCTTTTGGATTCTTCTTATTAGTATTAAAATATCCTACTAATCTCACATCACCATTTTCAGCTGTTGTTAAACCTGATAAATATTCATTGTCAGCTTTGCTTTTATGTAACCATAATGCAAATGCTTCAGTTAATTCATTAGCTCCTTTCTTTGTTTCTTTTGTGTTACTTGTTTTCATATAAACCTTCTTTCTCCCTCTGTATTTATGGTGGCTTGGGACACCCTATCGGCTACATTAAGAAGGGTACATAATGTACCCATAGTTTACATTAATTCATTTATTACATCATTTAATATTTCACCTACTAAATAACATCTAATAAGAACATCATAATATTCAGCACCATGTTTTTCAAAATCAACTTGATGACTAAATTCTATACACGAATCTCTAACTAAATCTAAATTATGACATATATTTTCTTCAGCTTGATAACTATTCATTGTATAACTACCAGATAAATTACCTGTAATAGAATCATTATTGAATACATCATCATAGATTTCTTCAAAACTATCTTCTGTTATAGTAATGTTATTTTCCTTTATGTAATTTATAATGTCTTTTCTGATTGCTTCTAAATAGTTGTATTTACTCACTTCTTGTACCTCACATCTTGTAATTTAAGAAATATTTCCTCATTTCTTAATTATAATTATACAAGTTTATTGTATAAAAGTCAATAATTATTTTGCATTTTCTTCAATTT